TCGCATCCTGCTTTTATCCAGTAGTTATTAAGATATATTGGAGCAACATCTTCTGGTGTAAGCTTCATCATATCTTGTTTGTTAACTTCGTATCCTAACCAATCTTCATAAACTTTTTTAGTAACTCCAAGGTTTGTCATACCCCCCGGATCACGTTCGTGATTTACGAAACCTCCTTCGTGTTTCAACATTAGTTGTAATGATTTATCAAAATTTTCTCTCATTTAGCTAACCTATCCATGTGTGCATAAATCCTACCTATAACTTTATCAAGATTTAATAATTCGTTTTGCATCATACTCACCAGTGCTTGCAACTCTACTACAGTGACTAAGACCCATGTCGATAAACCTAGTAAAACAGTACCTAAAAAAGGAACTAGCCACTTATTATTTTTCATATAGTTACTTAGTTAATCCTTTCTGCTTTTCATATGTTCTGAGTGATCCGATTCCGAGCATGCCGCCGAGAACGGTTAAAAGTGTACCCATATCAAATTCCGGCAAATCTGGTAGCTCTACACCAGATGCTGCACATACAAATATAATTAGATCTTTTACGATAAAATGATAGGCAAAAGCAATCGCGCAGACCCACCCAACAGCTGGACGCCAGCCGCCCTTGAATATTGACCCACTTGCTGCCTCAGCTTTATTTACTTCGATTTGAGCCAATGCAATAGCTTGTGCATGTTTTTCAGACATGGTAGCTATTTCGTGAGCCAACTTTGCTTTTTGATCTTTGTCCTCTATGAACTTATCAAGTAACCCAGTTACTGGCCCTATTAATGCTTGTAGCATATACTCTCCTTTCAATGGTATATTTCAGTACCATTTCTTACTTTTTGCAGTTTACATACAGCTGTAATCTTTTGTTTCTTCTCACCCGGTACAGGTGGTTGATTCATAATCTTACTAGCAAAATACCTACATCTATTTACATCATACCAATATGTTATTGGTGGTTGTAAAGCAGTTCCGGTATATATGTATAAAGCAAACACTGTTATCATTTTCCATTCGCACTACGTTGTGTCCAAGCAGTAGTCCCCATATATGTTGCAACTATACCACCACCTGTAATATAAAACAAATTACTAATATCAGCTAAAGCATTTACTCTTTCTATTGGAATAAAAAACATAGCAACAGTAAATATACCCATTGCAATTAAAGAAAACCTAGCCATCCGAAGTTGAGCTAGGTTTTTTCGTGAAGCATCTTCTGTTTGTTTTATTTGTTTAATACTACCAAGTTCTTTATCAGTAATGATACCATCGCCGTCTTGGTCATACTCAGCATATATAGATTGTTTTTGTAGTTTCTTTGGCATCAAATAATTCCTTTATACCTTAGCATCCAAACACCACCTACTAAAATTCCTAATCCTATCAAAATGAACAAGCTTACTAAGAACCATGTTTGAAGACCTTCTATAAATGCAGCCCATCTTCTTTCTTTTTCTTTTGCTGCCTCCTGTCTTTTCTTTCTAGCTTCTACGCAAAACCTTACATAATCACTATGTAAACCGGGTCTGCCTAGATATATCATCATTTGTTTTAACTCATTTTCTTTTTGTTTTAGCTCCTCCAGAGCCATAAATTCTTCTAAATCACTTTCATCTTTACCAGTAAAGTTTGACCATATACTGTTCTTTTTCTTATGTGCATGTTTGGATAGATCATCTGTAGCATGTGTAAAAGCCGCAATCTGTTTACCAACAGAAGTTAGTTCGCGACCATTTTCGACTGCTTTGCGGATTACGGCGTATGCCGCGTTTGCTGCTGCTACATATTCTAACACAGGACATACCTAACCTTTCTTCTTATCCATATTCTTTTTCTTTGATCGGATAATCTGATCCCTTAGATTTTTTGGTAATGACATTTGGGCTTTAGTAAGTTCTGGTACTTCTTCACCAGTCTTATACATGATTTTCTTTTTCTTCTTCATGCCCACTTCGCCACCATAGCCATACATATCTTTTTTCTTTTTCTTCATTTTGTAAGTCATATTGCCCGGCATTTGATCACCTCCTTATGTTGTTAATGTTACAATTATAGAAAGTAAAATTACTATGATAGCACCTGCTGATCCTAGTAACACACGCTCTAATCTGTTAATTCTAAACAGAATCATTTCATACCTTTCAGCACATACAGCTTCATGCTGTAGTAACTCAGTATTAATTTCTGCTGTCGTCATACGTTTCTTACTCATTTTCACCTTTCACCGCAGCTGTTTGGTCTTCAACCACTGGCGGTTTTTCGTAGAGAGGTGGTTCGTCAACGACCACTCCTTCTGCTACAAACTCGTCACCCCGTAAAAACCTACCATCAGGCATCATAACAAGAGGTGTTCTTCTTATTTCTTTACTCATCAACTTCTTGCCACCCTCCTGCTGATTCATCCCAAGTATATTTTTTCCCGTCATTTGGGTGAGGAGATGGTGGTTCCCAAAAATATGTATCTTTATTTAAAGTCCATGAAGGGTAAGGTTGTGGTTCATAAAACCCTACTCCATCATAATTATGATTCGTTCCTGCATAATTTTTCCTTAGTGGTGTACCACCTTTTAGATGTTTGCCACCTCGAGTATTATAGGATGTTTGTACCCATTGCCCGGGGGAATCATCAATAAAATTATCAAAAAATTCTTTTTCAGCCACTATGACTTTTAATACTTTTCCATCTAATACTTTTGCATAATGAGCCATAATATCCCCCTATAGTGCGTACCTTATTATAACAACTCCAGACCCACCATTTTGGCCATTATGGCTTCCACCAGTATTATAGTCACCTGATGCTCCACCGCCGCCACCCGAATTTGGGTCGCCTGTTGTTGGTGTTGATCCTACAGAACCTGCTTGACCGCCTTTACCGCCTCCGCCAGTACCACCTACACCACCGTTGTTGTTATTTGGACTTTCTGCACCGCCACCGCCGCCTCCTGCTCGTGTGACTGCTGAACCTGTTATTGATGATGATAAACCGTTGCCACCATTACCCCCAATTGTACCTCCTGTTCCATTTGTTCCTGCTGCTCCAGCTCCACCGCCTCCGCCACCAGCGTTTGAGCCAGCATTTCCGCCGTCAAATCCTTGCCCACTTGTTCCAGCACCAACGCTGCTTTGAGTAGTACGAGCATTACCGCCACCAGAGCCGCCGCCTCCGCCAACTCTACTATCATCACCAGCACCGAACCCACCGCCGATGGAAACAATAGAATTAAAACTAGAGTTAGAACCTTGAACCCCTACACTACCACTACCACCGCCATGTACGTTACCAGCGCCTCCGCCGCCAACTGTTATTGTGTAACTGCCTGCAGCTAATGATGACACTTTAGACTCAGTAGATGAGTTACGGCCAGAAGTTTCAGAACCAAAAGAGTTTCTATATCCTCCAGCTCCTCCGCCGCCACCGCCGCCGTTTGCAACACCTCCGCCACCGCCACCAGCAACAATTAAATACGCAACATTAGTTAAAGCTACAGTGTTAACAAATGTGCCAGACGTATTAAATACATGTATTCTCTCGCCTCCAGAGGTGGTTACTGTTCCTCCTGATGGTGCTGCTACTACAGTTTTATTAGTGCTAGTAGATACCATACTATCATTATTAGTAACAAAAATAGAAATAACTGTACTTGCCGACTGCCCATAAATAGCTGATGGGACTGCTACAGTAGCAGCCGTATCAGAAGTAGGCGTAACTGTTACAGTTGAAGCAGAGCCTCCACTAGGAGTAAAAGATACAACTAAACCTGTCGATAAAAAACCTGTTCCTGCTAGTGTTAAATTAGTTGCAATACCATTAATTATATCTCCTGAGACGCTACTAAGTACCACTGGTGTAGCTGAAATTTTTAACCAGCTTGTACCATCAGAGTAATAAACAAGATTATTATCTGTGTTATACCTAATATGCCCTTCGGTAGCACTTGCTGTAGGTCGTTGTGCTGTAGTGCCTTTTGGTAGACCAAAAGACCCCGTGGATGTAGGAGTATTGTCTAAGTGTGCATTCTCAAATAATGCAGCGGTAGGTCTAAGTTCTATTCTATCACCAATAGAAAAAGAACGAGCTGTAGTATTATCTTGTGCTCGTAGAACTGTCATAGAATCAGTAGAACGAGCTGTAACTTTTATAATTTCAAGGTTGTTGGATGTATCAATAAGAGTAGCAAAGAAAAAATCACCACTACCTAAAGTTGGAAATCGAGCACCTTGTCCGGAGTCAACAGTAACTGTAGTAGCAGTACTATTAATTCCTGCTGAAAGAGTTCCGAACCCGTTATTTGTTACTTTAACTCCCATGCTAGACTCCTATTCTTGAAGTAGTGTTGGGTCAAGAGCATTAATTTCATCATCCGTCATACCCATCTTTCGATATGCAGATACTTTATCCGATTTCTTTTTATCCTCTGCTGCAATCAATTCTTTTCTTTTATCTTCTACTTGTGCGCTTGTTATCTTGTTTGGGTTACCATTTTCAAAAACAACATCTGAAAATTTTTCAGTGCCATCTTCCGCTACCGTTTGACTGCATTCTCTTGTAGGGTCTATTGCCGTAATAGCTGCAAGAATATTTGTTTTAAGATTTTTACCATCGTGTTTTGCCATTATACTGCTACCTCCAACGCTATAAAATTTGCCTTAACAGTACCATTATTAAAAGAGGATGTTCCTCCATTAACTCTATGTTGTACTGTATATGATACAGTGCTAGTTGTGTTTGGCTGGTCAAGAAAAGAGAAATGCAATGTATGTCTAATACTTTCACCCTGTTTATTACTAAAGCCATTACTATTTCCTAAATTGGTTCCATCTCTAGCAAATGTGTAATAACCATCATTACCTGATGACATTTCAGCCATACCTGAAAGCATCAATAATACTTTGTTAGATGCACTCGCTGGGGCAAATGATAAAGTTAAATCAGGAATGTCACCAAAACTACTGCTTGTTCGTTGATGCACATTTGTTTTATGTGTTTGTTCAGTTCTAATTAATCCGCCGCCTGTACCATAACTAAATGACCCATCGCCGTCTGTCACTAAAACCTGACCTGCTGTACCATTACCAGTAATATTTAACTCGGAAGCTGTAATTGCATTAGCTAGAATAGAGTCTGAGTTAACAGCATCAGTAGCAATCATAGAATTTACAATTTGATCAGCTTGAATAGTAGTAGCGTCTATAAGACCTTGTGCTGTAACACGAAGTTCTATTCGATCACCACTAGAAAAAGCTCTAGCTGTTGTACTTTCTTGTGCTCTAGTAGCAGTAAGAACATCTGTACTTCTAGCCGTAACTTTTACAATTTCAAGGTTGTTAGATGTATCAATCAAGGTTGCGTAAAAATATTCGCCACTCGAAAGGGATGGAAAACGAGCGCCTTGACCACTAGCAACAGTAATGCTAGTTGCACTAGTAGAAATACTAGAGGCTAAGGTTGAATGGGCATTATTTGCAAACTTGACACTCATATCTAACTCCTTAGCTTACTGTTACTGTCCAAGTAATACCTAGTGTATCAGCTGCTGCTTTGTTAATAACGTTGAAAACAGTCCTGCATAATAGTGTACCGCTTGAACTTGCGTTTAATATTCCAGCTTCTGTAATTGCTCCTGTGCCTGTCCCCGCTGGGAACGTAGCAACATAAGCTACATTACTAGTAGAAACAGTTGTAGAAGTAAGAGCTACTCTACCTGCTTCACTACCTAAAGCTGTATCCCCTGCAGCCGCTGCTGTACTACCAGTTCCGATAGCCATGTGGCTCATAGCCGTAGCGCTTGCATCTTTCATCCGTGACGCTATGTAATTTTTACCTGTTGTAACAACAAGATTGGGTATAATTACCTCATGTTTTACATGTCCGTCAGGTCGTGTAAGGGTAAGTTTTAATTCACCCGTAACCTTTATAGAATCATTTATCATGTATCCATCTCCTTTTAATGTGATCCAGCTCCCATTGGTGTTTCATTTAAGAAATGCCCGTTCACCGCATGAGAACCTGTTGTTGGTGAATCACTAGTATCAGTATATATAAAATTAACTAATAGTCCAGCATTTACTAAATCACCGTAAGTTATTGTATCAGAGTTTACAATAGGTTGTCCAATTAAACCTGACGATCCAATAACACCTGTAAACTCTTTAACTCCTGCGCCATCAGTAGCAGAATCCCATATTACTGTGCTATTTAGTAAACTATCACCATTTGCTATCTGTGCAGAATAATCAGTAACTCTACTTCTAAATCTGTCCTGCTCAAATACTCTGTTATTAAATCTTATACCATCTCTATTTTCACCACCTAAATAGTGGTTGTTAAACATCCCATTAAACTCACCATTCATTAAATAGTTTGTATCAGCGACACGAGATGCTACATCACTGTTGCCTATATGAAATCCTTTAACTTGACCTGTTTCTGCACCATCAAACACAGAAAATCTAGTTGGGTAAAGATAAGTAGACTCACCTAATATTAGTTGCGTAGCAATACTTTCTGTAGCATTTACAGTATCTGTAGGGTTTACACCTATAGTAAACGGCCCAAAACTATCTGCCATTGTAACGCTATCAGTTTTACCTGCTGGTGTAATGTTTTTAACTGGCACATCAGCCACTGATATAGAATCAGTTTTACCTGCTGGTGTCATAGTTTTTGCAGGAGAATCTGTTATAGATGCTGAGTCTGTTCTAGTTGTAGTTAAAGTTTTTACATCACTTTCGGAAACAGTTATAGAATCAGATGGATTCTTACCAATGTTAAATGGCCCAAAAGATTGAGCCATTGTTACACTATCTGTAGGAAATTTGTTTGGTTGTTTAGATGGTGAATCACTTATTGTTATAGAGTCTGCTCTACTTGTTGTCACAGTTAGTGCAGGTGCATCAGTTATATTTATAGGGTCTGGGTCAACATCAGGATCAGATAAATCAAAGTCTATACTAGAATTTATAATTTTATTTGGAACATCCTGCATAGTAACTGAATCAGTTTTAACTAAATCAACAGCCATAACAGGAGATTCAGATACAGTAACAGTATCACCAGAAACTTGATCTATTTCAAAAATAGGAGATGCGTCAGTTATACTTAGAGACTCTGGAGCCATCGCCCTCATGGGCACAAGCTCTGTTGTAAAACTAATAGAAGAAGCTCTAGCAGCTACAGAAATTGCTTCAGTTTTATAATCGTAAGAAGCACTTACACTACCTACTGATACAGTAGCGGATATAATAGTAGCTGCAACATAGCTAGATACTTTTACATTAGCCATTAAAAATTAGACCTTACTCTAAACCTTAATACATCATAAACTGTTTGAAGACTACCATTTTGGTCTACAACTATTTCACCTTCATACTCACCGGGGTCTACATCAAGAACACCATTAGCAAAGTTAAATTGTACTTTACCATCTGTACCATCTGTAAGGTTAGTACAAGTAATTGTGCTAAGAGTAGTTGTACCACCTACAGCTTTAAACTTTACTTTTACTACAGTAGAAGCAGCAGATACATTAAATGGTGCGTTAGCAACGTCATCTGTAAGAGTAACTATAATGTTCGGAAGCTCGTCTCCTTTTACTAATCTAATAACCTCAGCCATAAATCACCTCACGCAAATTTCTGTGCTTGCACCCGCATAGATGCTTTTGCAGCACCTAAGTTGGTTCTAGCTCTACGCTCAGATAACTTAAATGCAAACTGCTTAGCGTGATAAGAAGCTAACTCCCTATCACTAAATGTTCTATCAGGCAGCACCAAGAGATGTTGTAACGCTCCGTGCATTATAACATTCTCTAATTCATCTAAAAACTTTTTGTCCATCTTAGTTGCTGTTCGCAAAGGTTTTAGACAAACAATCATCCTTACATCATATGTTGTACTGTTATCCGGAATAGGTGCAACAGAAAAATTGTCAGGATCAAGCTGTGTTACATAGCATGGTTCTGCTCGTTCGTTAGCATCTTGGTTAGGCCATTTAGGATATATATCATACAGCTGTTCAATAGTAATTGGTTTTAAAACTCTTCCATTTACTGTGGCAGTAAGAAACGCATGAACCTCGGCATCATCGGGTGTCTCATACGCATAGTCATGTGCACCGGGTACTAATCTTATTTTAGGTTGCTCGTAACGCCAAGCTAAAGTACGTTCACATGCTTCAATAGCAGCATCACGAACATACTGCTCTATAACAGGAGTAGGACATCCGGGCACACTAGGAGAAAGCCGATTAACAATGTCGAGGAAGGTTCTAGTTGTATATGTAGGCATTATGCAACATCCTCCTCATCTAATCCGCCTCGTTCTGTATCAGTAATAGCTCTGCTTTGTGCAGCCACCCCTAGAGCTTGGGTAAACGAAGTTTGGAATAATTGTGCTCTATTAGAATTAACATGCTCATTATCTACTGACTCAGCTAAAAACACAGTTGCATCTATAACAACAGGAAAATAAGCATCAGGTAGTAAAGCTACAGTTGCATCTCCAGCATAAACAGGAGGAGTCTGTGCATACTCACCTATCAATGTTTGGTTAGCAGGAGCTTTTGGATATATAAAAAATTTGTTTGCATTTCTAACATGACGCATAAAGTTAATAGCAGGGCCAGCTGTAGTATTCATCCAAGTAGGCAGAGATTGGTCTAGTATTTCTCTATTAGTTTCAATAACTCCATCACCACCTTTTACAGAATAAATTTCTAATAAACGAATTGAATCAGCAGGCATTGACTGTACCACTTCGTTCTGTGTAGTAGGTATATCTGCAATAATAGCAAACAGATCAGGTCGCAAAACAGCAATACGTTTTAACGCTTGGTTTGCAAAACCTAACATTACAGTATCACTATATCTTTGTGGAGATACAGTATCTTGTAGTATTCGTCTCGCTTCTGTTATTACATCGTTTAATATCACTTCTTTTCAACCCATGCTTCGTTTTCTGGTGTATTTGGGTCATCTGCAATATAATGTCCTTGATCATTTCTAGCTCGCTCTAAACCTTTACTAGCTTCTTCAGCCAACTCAGGAGGAGTTTCACCTTTCGGATCAGGAATCTTTTCAGTTTTCAAATCTACTTTTGCTGAACGACCACGTTGTTTTTTAGGTATATGTTTTTCAGGAAATGCTTCTTCCTCAGTAACTTCTTCAGTTAGTGGATTTTCAGCTAGAATTGCATTCCAACCATAAATTTCACCATCTTTAATGTTTCTTAACCATCTTGTCATTTTTACCGCCTTTCATTTTTTATATTACGTTTTTCTTGTAAATCTTTCAACTTTCTTCGAATTTTTCTTTATGACCTCCAACTTACACGACTAGATGAAGTTTTCTTCCTCATTGCTGTCTTTGCTGCTGCAGTTTTACATTGTGCCATAGTAGGGCGGCAAGCAGGGTATCCCCTTTTGCTATCTTTTTTTGAACCACTTCGGCCACAGGGTTTACCTGTTTTACAATCTACCCATCCTTTACCTTTATTCTGAGCAAACCATTTGCGGAGTGATGCACCTTTTGCAGTTTTTCTTACATTACCCATACTATTTCTTCTTTTTACTGTTGCCCCAATTAGCTGCACCAACCTTTCTACATTTAGCCAACGCGCCTGAAGCATATGCTGATGGCCAAACTTTGTAGCGAGCTTTTACTTTATAGTAACAAGCATCTTTCTTAGATTTTACTTTTGGTGCTGCCATAATATTACCATTTCTTACACGACCAATAACGAGCAGTCATTTTGGAGGGTGGTCGTGTATCACACCCATGCCTTGCACGAAAATTCTTGCGCCTGCCCGGTTGATTCTTTTTGATCTTCATGTTCGCATCGCCAAACCTAATAATTTTTTCTTTACCATTTTGGCATGCTTTTACAACAAACTTCTTACCACCAGAAACTTGACGTTTCGGTTTATTGCATGCCATTTTAGATTTGTCGATTTTAGCCATTATGCCTTAGCCTTTTTTTGGGCTGTTTTACTCAATTCTTTAAAATGAAATAAACGTTTACTAGTCTTACCATGTGTCTTTCCAGAGTGTAACTGACCATTAGGCATCTTGTGTGTGCCACCTTTGTGTTCAGTCCCATCACGGAAATAATGTTTCATTCCTTTACCCATAACATCTCCTTTGTAAGTAGGGGGGCCGAAGCCCCCCGACTAATTTAGATTACTCTGAGCAGTCAACCATTACGGCTGTCAAAGTCATAACCGCTGCGTCTGCAGCATTGTTAAGAACAATGTCAATCGTATCAGCTGCTGTGTAAAACTTACCAGACTCATAAGCGTCTGTACCTGCAACGGTTAGATATGCTGCTGTAGCATTAGCGTTAACACCGTCAAGATATCCATCTGGGTTATCGCCATCGCCAACATCAACAGTCAATGTTCCGCCTTCGGCAGTTGTCACATTCAGAGCCACGCTAGTGAC